TAAGAAGTGTCGTTTGCAGTACCTATACAGACCAATCCAGCATTTAAAGTTATCTGAGATATTTCAGCATTGCTATCTACAATTTTAACTTGGAAATTTATTCTTGCCTTTGCTGCAGTTTTTGATCTTGGAACGTACCCAATGTTCCTTGCCAGCGAAACTACGTTTTCTCTTATGGTTGCTGAGTCTAAAAATACCTCATTTGTTGCCAAATTAGCGTTAAATGAGTTAATATACGTATTATATGCTAAAGTATCGATTAAAACCGAAAAATTAGACCCTTCAAAGTCAAAATCAGTGAAATTTGAGTTTGATCTAAGGTAATTTTTAATTTCTGCCTTAATTTGAGTGAAATCAAGACTTGTAAATTGGGTATATGGCATTATTTTACCTAGTTGGTTCTAATAAAAAGGAAAATGATATTTTTGGTAGTCCTAAACCTAATATGTCAAAGAAAACTGTAACTTCAAATGTGTTTGAATCAGGTAATCCTTTAACCTCACAAGCAACATTCTCTACTCTGGGTTCAAAGTTGTTAATTGCGGTCTTAATTTGGTCTCTAATTACCGTTACAGTGGTATTTGTATAGTTCTCAAACAAAGAATCACGCACATCAGTCCCAAAAATAGGATTAAAATACTTTTCGGTAGGTATTGTCTCTACTATATTCCTAACTGACCTTACAATTGCACGTTCATTAATCAAAACAGGCAAATCCTTCGTCACTGGATGAGGAACGAAGGAAAATCTTATATCTTTAAATGATCTAGACTTACGTTTAACGGCCATCTAAATGGTTTATTTAGTATTATCTCTCTTTATTTATACCTATTCTTTAAAACTATGTGAATTTAGTGGAAATTCCTCAACCCAAGAGGTAATTATGTATTTTGAACCGCCAATTGGAGGGTTTCCACGATGTGTCCAAGGCCAACTACAAGGAAAAATCAAGAATTTTCCCCTTTTTGGGGTAATTTTTTCTTGTTGGTACAAAAATTCTGTCTCGCCACCTTCAAAATTATCATTTAGATAGATCATTACCACTAATTGCCTAAAAGAAGAGTATGAATCTTTACCATCACCATCATAATGCCATTGGTGAAACCCTTCAGATGGATTAGTTTTTTGTATCTTACATGTTTTATGCTCAAACTCCCTTGTTTTTAGCACATCATACTTAGACATATAATGTTGCAGTGCCTCACATGATAGACGATTCCAATCATTATATACTTGGAACATGATATTATCATGAATATGGTTATGAACATAGACTGAACTATCTTTCATCTGTAGAGGATTCAATCTAGGTTGTACTAAACCCCCTGTTTCGGTCATTTGTTCAAAGTAATCAATATATTGCTCACAATCTATGTTACATTGATATTCGGATATAAAATTACCATGATCCGTATGAGCATTAATAAAGGGAGATTGATTCATCTCCCCTGTCCTCTAGATCTTTTCTTTGCTTTATTACGTGAAGTAGCGGAATACTTTGTATGTTTTCCGTTTCCTTGACGACTCTTCTTTGGTATTGCTTCTACGTATACATTACCATTGATGCTAGTTCTTGTTGCCATAATTAGTCTTCAATAAATTCAGTTTTAATATCAGATGGATGAGGCACTCCACTTATATAAAAGTCTTGTGCCAAATCCTCTATAGTGTTAAAATACTCGTCTTGAGAGAGATTCTCATAAGCAACCTTGCCGTCAATAAGAATATTATAACGAGTCATTAGATCACTCTAGTCTTCTCATGACCTACACGAACACGAGGATCACACCAGATCTCAAACCCTGCCTCCTTCGCATCTAGGCAGAACGAAACGTCCTCACCACACATATCCTGTACTTCGCCACTTTCAAAGACTTGCATCTTAGGAGCGAACCAAGGATAAGGCATTTGCTCATGTTCAAATACACCGTTCTTAATAAGTAACCATCCAAAACCAGTGTAATCTACGGTGAATGGTTTCTTTCTTTTCGAGATGCTTTCGATGGTTTCGTGATTCATTACACCACCATTTGTTCTGAAGTCATCTTCTTCAAGCCAATGTGCTACCGAGGTGGTTTTGCCGTCTTCTGTACAATACCAACCAGCAGCTAAGTCCTTATCCATTAGAACGATCTGCCAAAACTTCTCAGTGTTGAATACAATGTCACTATCGATCCATAACTGATAGTCATATGGTAACTTGCCGTCCCAAGGTTTTTGATCAGGTCCTCTTAAGACATTTGCTCCGAGACACTTACACCGAGCGAAGTTGACCATTGACGAATAATCTTGGGAGATCTGTATCGAAGCCTGTGCTTGGACAAGATCAAAGCATAACTGTACAAAACTTTTCAAGAATGTATATGATACTCCACGACCTGGTAGACAGAATACTATTGTCTTTCCTTTAACGAGTTCTCTTGCTGCATCGTAATCCCACTCTGGTTCTTTCTGTACCACTGGGGATTTCGCTTTAACTGTAAATCCTTTTGCCATAACCTACGTAATGTTATAAGAATATTATATCTCATTATGTAGGAGAAGTCAACTTAAATATACGTTACGGATAACAGTAACCTTTCCTTGGTATTAGTGGGTGTTGAGCTACTGTGAGGAACTGACCCATCAAAAAGCAACAACCGATTTTTCACACTTTCAACTCTTTCACCTGTTTCAAAATCAGTAAACCCATCATTAGTATTCATATAGATTAATGCTGTCTTACAGTTAGTTGTATGATCTACGTGTCTATCATGTATATACTGCTCACCCTGATTGACAAACATCAATACCCTTGCCCTATGTAAAAACTGTACATTCAAAGATTGAAACAGATACAGGAAGTCATCATAGAGGGGGCTTTCTATTTTATTCTGAAAAAATAAACTATGTACAAAATAATAATGATTTAAATCTTCTTCAGGATCTTCTCCTATATTTGCTACTCTCTTCTGAAACATCCAAGGAAACTGTGTAGATGTTATTATCTCATTTAAATGATCGTAATACTCTTCTTGTAAAAAATCTTCAGTAACTTGCATCTTCTGTTATACCATTATCAAGATCAATTTTTTCATAAGTTAGTTCATCTCTAAAGTATGATTGATATATTCTTCCCCATATCAAATTAAATTCATACTCATCAAGATCCTTAAAGAGGCACTCTCCCCTTAAGTATATGTGATAGGTACTAGTTGTATTCTGTAATGATAAGTTCATCGCCATCAGTCTTAAAGGTTAGTTCCGTGTCTTCGTACCATCCTTGGTCATTCACAACCCATTCTGGTATTCTTATAAGATATTCACCAGTTACTGTATCAACTTCTACGGGGCGTATTTCATGTGCGGGATTTTTTTGCATGCCAAGGTATTCGATTTTTTCATTATATATCATTTCCGAATTATTAGCAAGTCAACCCTGTGGGGATTTTTTAACAGCGAAAAAAAATTTGAGTTCCATTGTAATATTGTTCTCGCTTCCGTAACACTTTGTAGGTTAGGGTAGTTAGGCGTTTTAGGGCGACGGGGGGGCGAACCGCCCGAAGGCGGGACACTGCCAAAACTGGCATACGTCTACTAAGTGGTAGTCGTTGGGGGTTGACACGCCTGACCATTAAGGCACTCCGCTAACTGTTATCCCCCAATACGTCTACCTAATGGAAGGCGTTGCCATACTTAAGGTAGTTGTATCTCAACTTAATACTTCTGAAGGTACGCACCGCCCAGTCCTGTGGTGTCTCTTGGATCTCAGCAATTAAGGCATCCATCTCCTCAAGGTTTGCCTCTCCCCAGTCTGCCCCGTCTGCGGTGGCATCGTTCTCCATGCCTACCATGTAAAGAACTTCGTGAAGGAATTCCTTATAGTCTACGCACTCCTTGGCGATGTCGTATAACCATTGATCATTGTTGATCCATAAGGCACAGTTCCATGTAGTCCAGTCTGCCCATCCGTTGTAAGTTTGATCAGTCATTTGCTGGTTCCTTTGTTTGGTATGTACTTATTGTATAGGATAAGGGGGGAAAATGTAACCCCCCAAATCTGTAGAAATGATTAAAACCGTGTGTCGCCATTACAAGCGATTAATTCAGCATTTAATCCCTTTGGTAGAATGTTTTCTACATCCTCAAAGCAGTCGCCTATGATTTTAATCTCTCTATCCTCTGAAGGTAGGTAGAAAGTGTATTCTGTAGGATCTTCAAAGCATTTCATTAGTAAGACCTCCCTTCGCTCTGACGCTGTGCCAAACGCTCACGCCTGTCTATCTCATTTTCGTCTGTGCCTTTAATCTTCTCAAGTGTTAAAAGTGCTTGGCGAATTCCTTCTACTTGCTCCTTGGCGTTGTAACATGGTGGATAACCTAACCACTCATCTTCTATCATATCCCACTCACACACAGGCAACTCACAGTCCCAGTCGTGACCGCCCAACTTATAGGTAGGGGCAGACATAAACTCACCATCGAAGTCTAACCAAAAGGTATGTCCCAATAGACCTGATTCAATACGGTTGATCATTTTTCAAGATCGATTCAGTACTCATTTAATATACCACGGATGAATCAAAAATAAGGGAATGAAACATTAAGAATTTACAAAGGATCAAATGTTAAGAAATCCTGCAAGGTAGTGGCATAATGTCGGTGATGCTATAGAATATCAATAACAAGAGGAAGGTAG